TTTCCCACCAAAAAAAGAATACTGATAAGGGAAACCTTAGTTTTCATATATTTTTCTCTTAGTAGTCCACAAACGGGCTACTTTTTTAATGCTTATTTTAAGAGTGAGTAATAAAAAGGTAGTGATACTATGACTAAAGAAGAATATAAAAATTATCTGTGTAAACATTGTATAAGATATAATTGTAAAGAAAATATATGTGAAATAAAAAAAGATACATACAAAGTATATAAATGTACTGAGTATGTGTCTATTTTTATGTGTAATAGAAGAAAATGTAGAGAATGTGGAAAATGTAAGGAGGAATTAAAATGAAAGTAAAAGCTACAAACGAATATGTAAAATTAAATTTACAAGATAAGGAATTAAATAGAATACCAGTTGAAGGTGAAGTATTTGAAGTATCTAAAGAAAGATATGAAGTATTAACTAAAACAAACACTTTCGGTGTTGTATTTGTTGAGAAAATAGAAGAAAAAGCAAAGAAAGAAGTTAAAACAGAAAAAGCTGTGAAGAAAACAAAATAATATGACATATAGAGATAATCCTGATATAGCTAAAAGATATAAAAGTAAAAGATGGCAAAAGCTAAGAAAGCAAAAACTAATGTTAGATCCATTATGTGAAAGATGTTTAAATAATAACATAAGAGTTGCAGCTTACTTTATACATCATAAAGAATATGTAACAGATATTAACTATATGGATGATAATGTGTTTTATAATATAGATAACTTGGAAAGCTTATGTAAGAAGTGTCATAATGAAGAACACTTTGGTAGTAAAGAAGAATATATTTTTGATGAGAATGGAGATATAATTAAAAGATGAATAAAGTAATTGTTAAAGTTAGTGATATAAAAAAACAGAATACAACTCGCATAAAAATACAAGAAACATTATCGCAATACAATTTATCTAAAATAGATGAAGTAGTGTTCTATATTAAAGATATGTTTTATCCGCCAAAAGAAAAAGAACAATGGAAAAGAGTTTTAGAAAACTTACAAAGATTAGTATTTAATGAAACATACTATAAAGAATTAGTATATGGCGATACTCCAATAGTTTATATTCCAGAAGTAAAAATAAAGTTTGGAAAACAATTAAAAGAACTATACAACGAATGGTAAAAGATAATGAAACAAAAAACACGCCCCCAGTGAGCATACAGGCGATACACTAAGGGAGAACGGTGAGAGGGCCTTCGAAAAATACGCAGGTTATTTTATATGACCCCCACCTTTGAAAGGATGTGAAATAATGGCAAAGAAAAAAACATTGGATTTAAATGAATTAAAAAGTGTTTATGAAACTCTTGGTGATGGTAAAAGTAAATTAGCTTTGTCATTATTAGATAAAGCTGAGTTTTTAGAAAACACATTAAAAAAATTAAGAAAAAAAGTAGAAGATTTAGGAGTTATTACTAAAATGTGTCAAGGCGAATATGATATTGAAAGAGAAAATCCCGCCTTAAAATCTTATAATACTACTTTAAAAAATTACACAATAGTTATCAAACAATTAAACGATATGTTACCAATTGGAAATGATCCTACAAAAGATGATGGGTTTGAAAAATTTGGTGATGATTAATGACTTATATAGAAGAATATTATAAATATTTAAAAACTAATCCAGATAAAGCATGTCATAAAGTTTTAACAGTATATAAAAAATTGGTAGATGATATAAAGAAACCAAAAAAGGTTTCTTTTTTTAATGCTATAACAGAAGAAAATGAAACACATACCTTTATATTTGATGAAAAAAGAGGTAATTTGCCTATTGAATTTATAGAAAAATTTTGTAAACACTCAAAAGGTAAATGGGCTGGTAAACCAGTTAAGTTAGAACTATTTCAAAAAGCATTTATACAAGCTCTATTTGGATTTGTTGATAAAGATACAGGAATAAGAAAATATAAAAAAGGAGCTTTGTTTATAGGTCGTAAGAATGGAAAATCTACTATGGATAGTGGACTTGCTAATTTTATGCTAACAAAAGACGGTGAAGGTGGTGCTGAAATATATTCAGTGGCGACTAAAAAAGACCAAGCAAAAGTCGTTTGGGATGAAGCAAAAAGAATGATAAAAAAATCACCAGCACTAAACAAACGTATTAGATGTTTAGTAGGTGGAATATATTACGATGCAACAGAAAGTTTTTTAAAAGCATTAGCAAGTGATAGTAATTCGCTTGATGGATTAAATGCTCACTTTGTAATTGCAGATGAAGTACATGCTTGGAAAGATAAAAATTTGTTGGATGTAATGTATGATTCTATGAGTGCTAGAGAACAGCCAATGTTATTAGAAACTTCTACTATGGGAACAATAAGAGAAAGTGTATTTGATAATGAATACGAATATTTTAGTGATATTATAGCAGGTTATGAAAATAAAAGTGAAGTAGTAGATGAAACAGTACTTCCAGTTATATATGAATTAGATAATCCTAATGAATGGCAAGATGAGAAAAAATGGTATAAAGCTAACCCTGGATTAGGAACAATAAAAAATATAAAAGACTTAAGAGATAAAGTAAATAGAGCGAAAAACAATCCGACTGAACTTACAAATTTACTTTGTAAAGATTTTAATATAAGACAAAACGACCAAGATAAATGGTTAACTTTTGATATTGCAAACAATGAAGATAAATACAATATAGAAGATTTATTTGATACTTATGCAATTGGAGGAGTGGATTTATCAAGCACAACAGATTTGACTTGTGCTACTTTATTAATTATGAAAAATAAGAAAAAATACATTGTACAACAATATTTTATACCTAGTGAAAGGCTAGAATTTAAAATAAAAGATGATAAAATCCCTTACGATAAATGGGAGAAAAGAGGCCTTGTAACAATATGTGAAGGGGCTAGAGTAAACTATAGTGATGTAACACAATGGTTCTTAAAAATGCACCATGAATATGATATATCGGCACTATGGGTTGGCTACGATCCATGGAACACTCAATATTGGGTTGAAGAAATGAAGGAGCAAGGTTTTGAAATGGTAGAAGTAAGACAAGGAGCAAAAACAATGTCTAACCCTATGAAACAATTAGAAGCTGACTTAATAGAAAAAAATATAAATTATAATAACAATCCTATTTTAAAATGGTGTTTATGTAATACAGCAGTTAAAAGGGATGAAAATGATAATATAAGACCTGTTAAAGGGCAAAAACAAAGAGCAAGAATAGATGGCACAGTAAGTTTAATAATAGCTTACTGTGTTTTATTCGATAAAATGAATGATTATTTAGCGTTACAGGAGGGATAAAATGAGTAAAGAAAAACGAAGCTTATTTGATTTGTTTTTTGGAAAGAGCAATCAAAAACAAAAAGTTACGCAAACAAGATTAGAATTATTGAATAATTATAATGCGGAGTTTACAACTCTTGGAAACAATACTTATGATAGTAAAGTCGCAAGGCAGTGCATAGATAGAATAGCTACACACTGTGCAAAGTTAATTCCAAAGCATATACAAGATAGTATAAGTAATTGTATAAAAGGTGATATAAACTTTTTGTTACAAAATATGCCTAATCCTATAATGACTAAGTTTGATTTTATCTATAAAGTTATATCAATGCTATATACAGATTCTAATGCTTTTGTATATATAGCTAAAAATAAGAAAGGAATGATAACAGGGTTTTATCCTGTTTTAGCATCAAACTATAATTTATTACAAGATAGTCAGAACAATATATATTTAGAATTTAAGTTTATTAATGGTAAGGAATATATATTGCCTTATTTAGAATTGATACATTTAAGATTATTCTATAATAGGCATGATATTTTTGGTACAAATAATAAGGTATTAAAAACAGATATAGATACTGCACACACTGCATCCGAAGGCATAAAAAATGCTATAAAAACAAGCAGTAATTTAAAAGGTATTTTAAAATATGAAAATGCAATGCTAAAAAACAAAGACTTAAAGGAAAGCAAAGAGGCTTTTGTAAATGATTTCTTGAACTTAGAGAATGAAAGTGGAATTGCTGCAATGGATGCAAAAGCTGATTTTAAGGAAGTAAATTTAAAACCAATTACATTAGATAAAGAACAATTAGAACAAGTAAATTATAATATATTTGATTATTTTGGAATATCTGAAAGTATTGTTAGAAATAATTTTACATCAGAAGAGTGGAATGCTTTTTATGAGGGAGTCATTGAACCTAGAGCTATACAATTAAGTGACGCTTTTACAAATAAGATATTTAGCTACAAGGCTATAAAAGAAGGGCATAAGATTGTTTTTACGGCTAACAGATTACAATATGCTACTTTAGCAAATAAAATTAGTTTATTGAAAGAGGCAGGAGCTTTAGGCTTGCTAACAAAAGATGAAGCAAGGGAAATAATAGATTTACATCCTCTCGGTGGAGAAGAAGGAGCAAAAATAATACAAAGTTTAAATAATATAGATAGTTCTATAGCAAATGATTATCAAGGAGGCGAGAAATAATGGAAAAGGCAATTAAGGAAAGAAGATTAACTGAGTTAAGAGCATTAGAAGAAAATAATGAAATGATAGTTGAGGGATATGCTGTTATTTTTGAGAGTATGACAGACTTAGGATACTTTAAAGAAATAATAGACAAAAGAGCATTTGATATCTGTAATATGCAAGATGTATGCATGAAATATAATCATTTAGATACATATCCTATAATGGCAAGAACTAGAAATAAATCATTAGAATTAATAGTTGATGATAAGGGATTAAAGATAAGAGCAAAATTAGCACCAACTCAAGCAAATAAAGACATATATACATTAATACAAAATGGAACATTAGATAAAATGTCTTATGCGTTTACTGTAAGCAAGGAAGAGTGGGATTATGACACTGATACAAGAAGAATATTAGAAATTGACAAACTATATGATGTATCAGTAGTTGATGTTCCAGCTTATGACTCAACAGAAATTTATGCAAGAAGTAAAGAACAAATAGAAAAAGAAAAAGAACAATACGAAGCTAATAAACTAGAATTAGAAAAAGAAAAACTAAAATTGTTATTAAGTTTATAATCTCGATAAGAGAAGTGGTGGTAGAACTACTTCTTTTTTGTTGGTAGAAACAAAATAGAGTTTTATAAAATCGGTGGTAGAACTGATTATTTTTTAAGGAGGATTTTGAAGATGACTTTAAAAGAAATTGAAGAAAGAAAAGCAGAACTTCAAGAAAAAATAGCTGAAGCAAAAACTAAAGAAGAATTAATACAACTAAGAGAACAAGTTGAAGCTATAAATAAAGAAGTTCCAGAACAAGAAGAAACTGAAGAAAAAAAAGATGGTGAAATAAGCCATGAAGAAGAAAGAAGTCTAATAGCTGATACTCAAGAAATTGAGAAAAGAAATTTAGACACAAAAGAATTAAAAGTAATTAAGGGGGAAAAAGAAATGGAAGAAAGAAAATTCACAATTAAAAGCCCAGAATATAGAAGTGCATGGGCAAAAACTTTAATGGGAGTAGAGTTAGATGATATTGAAAAAAGAGCATTAGGTGATGCTATAGGAACTACTTCAACAACATTTACTGCGAGTGCATCTAATACACAAGGAATAAACAATTTAGGATTATTAATTCCTGAATCTGTAAGATTAGATTGGTTAAAAATGATTGAACAAGCTTCACCAATTTATAGAGATATAAGAAAATTAAATGTAAATGGAAATGTAGATTTCCCATATCTATTTGCTGCAGATGATGCTGAATGGTATGCTGAAATGACTACAACAAAAAATGAAGGTCAAGAATATAAAAATATTAAATTAACTGGTCATGAACTAGCTAAAGCTATTGAAATAACTTGGAAAGCTGAATCAATGACTGTTGATGGATTTATAAGTTTCTTACTAGATGAATTAAATGTAAAAATGAATAAGGCATTAATAAATGCAGTTATTTATGGAACAGGATCTGCACAACCTACAGGAATAACAAACGGATTAACTGCAAAAACAAATACTAAAGCAATTGAACTTATAAAAGCTTGTCTAAGTGATCTAGATGAAGAAAATAGAGTAGGTGCAAAAGTATATGTTGCATCAAATGTAGCAGATGAAATTGCATTCTACAAAGATGAAAATGGAAATTATCCATATCTAGTAGCAGGACTTGGAAGAGCTGGTGGAGCAACAATAGAAGCTGATCCATTCTTAAAAGCAGGAGACATAGTTGTTGGTAATGCACAAAACTATGTACTAAACTTCAACGAATCATTAAGAATTGATAAAGAAGTAAAAGTACAACCAAGAAGAGTTGTATATGGTGGTTACTTAATAGCTGATGGTAACAAGAAACCAAAATCATTCACTTATGGTAAATTAACTGCTAGTGTTTAATAAATAAAAAGGAGTAGATTATATGCAAGAATTAATGAAATTAGCGAAACAAAGTTTATCTATAATACAAACATCTACAGTAAAAGATGATGAAATAAAAATGTATATAGACGCAGGAATAAATGATTTAACAAGACAAGGTATAGAAGTAATAAATAAATTAAATAATTCTTTAGTTCAAAACGCAATAATAATGTATGTTAAGGCGAACTTTGGTAATGTTGATATAAAAGAAAAGGAAAGGTCTGAAAGGGCGTATAATCTACTTTGTAATAATCTAAGTCTAAGTTCTGATTATAAGGTGGTGGAATAAATGCAAGATATAGTTTGTTATTTGATTTCTACTACCTTTGAATCTGATAAAATAGGTAATCAAATCGCAGTAGAAAGTGAGATTGAAGTGCCTATTATAAAAAATGAATTTGTAGGAATGAATGAGTTTTATACTGCAAATGAACATGGTTTAAAACCTAGTTTGCAACTTAGAATTAGTACATTAAATTATAATAACCAAAAAAAATTGAAATATATGGATACTATTTATAATGTAATAAGAACTAAAAGACCAGTTCAAGATGAAACTATATTAATTTGTGAAAGGAAAGAGTCTGATGGCTAATAAAATAGATGTTAATTTACTTTCAAAAGAGGTTATGGAATATCTTGAAAATTATGTTGAAGATATAGAAGAACAAGTTGAAACAGTTACGAATGAAGTTGGTAAAGATGCAGTAAAAGAATTAAAAGAAAAATCACCTCATGGAAAAGGGAAAAGAAATAAACCTTATTATAAAGGTTGGAGAATAAAGAAAGATAGAAAAGTAGCAAATGAATATAGAATAAAAATTCATAATGCTACCAACTACCAGCTTACACATTTGCTTGAATTTGGTCATGCTACTGTTAATGGTGGTCATACTAAAGCAATCCCTCATATAAGACCTATTGAGGAAAAATACAAGAAAATATTTGAGGAGAAAATAAAAAAAGCTATAAGGAGGGAGAGTTTGTGAATTTAGAAGACTTAAAAATAAGATGTGAGAAAGCAGGGTTTAAGTATGCATATGGCAGATTTGAAGAATCTGTAAAGCCTCCACATTTAGTTGTAACTAGCCCAGACAGTGACAATTTTAATGCAGATAATAAAGTTTATTTAAAGGTAAATAGTATAAGGCTTGAACTAACTACAATAAAAAAAGACTTAGATTTGGAAAATAAAATTGAAGATGAGATTTTATACGATACAGTATGGAGTAAAGAAGAAGCTAACATTGATGACGAAAGTGTCTATAATGTTAGTTATTTTTTTGAGATTTAAGGAGGATTAAAAACAATGAGTAAAAACAAAGTTAAATTCGGATTAAAAAATGTGCATTTTGCAAAAATGATTGTATCAGAACAAGACGGAAGCATAAGTTATGCAACACCTGTTAGAATACCTGGTGCTGTAAACTTGAGTCTAGAGCCTCAAGGAGATAAAGCTGATTTTAATGCAGATGATGTTATATTTTTTAGTGACTATGCAAATAATGGATATTCTGGAGATTTAGAAGTTGCTAAAATACCTGATGAATTTTTAACAGAAATATTAGGTCAAACAGTCGATGAAAATGGTGCGATAATAGAAGCTTCTGGAGACAAGTCATCAAAATTTGCATTAATGTTTGAAGTAAATGGAGATGTAAATGCTAAAAGAGTTGTTTACTATAATTGTTCTGCAAGTAGACCAAAAGCTGAAGCTTCTACAGTAGGTGAAACAAAGGAACCTAAAACAGATACAATCACAATTACTGCTAGTGCAAGAAGTACAGATGAACTTGTTAAAGCTTCATTAGAACCAAGCGAAAAAAATCAAACAGTATATGATAATTTTTATAAAAAAGTTTATGAAAAAAATGGCACTGCTAGCGTTTAGGAGGTATAAATGAAAACTATAAAAATATGTGATAAAGAGTATGATATAGATTGCAATGCTTTAACTTTTTTGCAATTTAAAAAAGTTTTTGGAGTAGGTATTTTTAAAGATATACAAACTTTAAAGACTTTCTTTGCAAAACAAGCTGAAAAAATTGTAGCTTTAGAAGAAAAAGGATTAAACGAAGTAGATATAGAAAAAGTTCTAAATGAAGAGCTTTTTGACTATATTGATGATTTTGTAGAAGCTATTACAAGAATTGCATATATTTTAATTTATACTGCAAATAGCAAATTTAAAAGTTATGAAGATTTTATGAAAGATATTCCAAAATTATCTATAGATGATGACTGGATAGTAGAGGTAACCGAATTTGCGGTCGAGAAATTTTGTTGATGAAGAATTAATAAAAGAACTTGATAAAATAGAATGTTCAGGAGATAGTGAAGATATTTTTCCTGAGCATTCTTTTATTGCCTCTGCCCTTAAAATTGGACTTAATATTAATGATTTAAAAGAATTAACTTATGTGGATGTAATGAAAATATTAATTAGTTACATTGATAAAAAGAGTGAGGAACAAAAACCTACTCAAGAGCAGATAAATATGTTGACAGGCTAGAGAAAATCTAGTCTGTTGAGTTTATTTTAGGAGGAAAAAATGGCAGGAAGTATAAAAGGAATAATAGTAGAAATAGGCGGAGATACAAGTGGTCTTCAAAAAGCGTTAAGTAAAGTTAATTCTGCAACATCGAGTTTAAGCAAGGAATTAACTGGAATTAATCGTTTGCTTAAGCTTGATCCAAAAAACACGGAACTATTAAGTCAAAAACAAGCAGTATTAAGCGAAAATATTGAAACAACAAAAAATAAATTAGCACAATTACAAGATATTCAAGAACAAGCTTTGCAAAAAGGTATTGACAAAAATAAAGAGCAACAAGAAAATTGGAGAGCATTACAAAGAACTATAGATAGTACAAAAATAAAATTAAATAAATTACTATTAGAGCAAGATGGTTGGAATGTAAATGGCAAAAAAATAGAAGAGTTTGGAGAAAAAATAGTAAAAGTAAGTTCTAAAATTGATAATTTGGGCAGTAAATTTACTACTAGATTTTCATTACCAATTATTGCATTAGGAACATTAGGAACAAAATCAGCTATGGAACAGGAAGCTTCCATTCAACAAGTTGAAAAAATATATGGAGAAGCTTCTGATACAATAAAAGAGTTTGCTAATAATACAGCATTAAGCTATAATATGTCTTCAAAAAGTGCCTATAAATATTCGCAAATTTTTGGTAATTTAATACAATCTATGACTGATGATCAATCTAAAAATGCACAATATACACAAGATTTACTTAAAGCATCATCTGTAATCGCCTCAGCAACAGGCAGAACAATGGAAGACGTAATGGATAGGATACGTTCTGGTTTGCTTGGAAATACTGAAGCAATTGAAGATTTAGGAGTAAACGTTAATGTTTCGCTACTAGAGAGTACAGATGCTTTTAAAAGATTTGCTGGAGATAAAAGTTGGAATCAATTAGATTTTCAAACACAACAACAAATTAGATTATTTGGTATATTAGAGCAGACTACTAAAAAGTATGGAGATGAAGTAAATGTAAATACTACATCTAAAGTACAAAAATTAACTTCTAAATTAGAAAACATGGGAAGTAAACTATCATCAAAGTTGTTACCAATAGTAGATAAATGGATAGATAAAGCAGATAAATGGATAGACAAATTAGATGATATGGATGATGCAACATTAGATAATATTATAAGAATAGGTTTGTTCGTTGCAGCAGCTGGACCTGTTTTGAAAATACTTGGTAAGCTTGGAAGTGGCATAGGTACAGTTACAAAAACAATCGGACAATTTAGTCAAGCTATGGCTGTTGTAAAAACAGGCACAAAATCAACTAGTGCAAGTGTAAATTTGTTAGCGAGTGGGATAAAAGGACTTATAAGTCCTTTTGGAATAGCTACTTTAGCAATAGCTGCAGTTACTGCTGAAATAGCTATTATGGATAAAAAATTAGGTGAAAATCTTAGAAATACTAAAGAGTATACTCAAACAATAAAAGATAATATAAATAGTAGAAAAGAATTAGCTGACTCGCAAATTGAACAAATGAACGGAAATATAAGTGAAATTAATTATATAAGAAATTTAAATCAAGAATTAAAAAATATAGTTGATGAAAACGGAAAAGTAAAAGATGGTTATCAAGAAAGAGTTAATTTTATTCTTAATGAACTAAATAATGCTTTAGGAACAGAGTATACATTAAATGGTAATATAATTGATGCTTATCAAACAATGCAAAAGGAAATAGATAATCTTATTAATAAAAAAAGGGCACAAATAGTAATTGAAACTCAAGAGGAACAGTATAGAGAGGCTATACAAAATAAAACTAAAGATTATCAAGAGTTGATTTCAACACAAGATAAATTAGCAGAAGCGCAAAAAAGAAGAAATGATGCAGAAAATGAATTTTTAAATGCTCAAAAATACGGCGGAAATGCAATATCAACTATGAAATATAAAAAAGCTATAGATGAGGTAAATGAATTAACTGATACTTACAATAAGCAAAAAGAAGTTGTTGAAAAAAATAATACAGCAATTAATAAATATGAAAAAAATGTTGAACTTATGGCTAAAGGTACAAAAGAAAGCTATGATCAAATATATCAATCTATTAATGAAGTACAAACATCTGTAACTGCTACTGAGCAAACAGAAATGGCTAAAAGAATAGAAAATTTACAATACAATTTAGAAGAATCAAGGAGAATGTATAATCTTGAAGCTGAATATAATAAGAACGCTAAAGATAATATTTATGCTACTAATGTTGAAGAAAGTGAAAAAAATCTTCAATTAGCAATAGATGAATTAACAAAAGCGACTAGTACTGTAGGTGAAATGTCACCTGACGTTATTCAAGCATGGAAGAATTTAGCAACAAATTCTCGCGAAGAATATAAAACAGCACTATCTAAAATGCCTCAAGATATGCAAGATAGAATTAACAATATAACAGGAGTTGTAAATTCGGATACAAGTGTAAAAGATGCAATGAAATTTTTTGGAAATGAAGCAGTAAATCAATTAAATATATCATCAAAATTTGAAGAAGCTGGTAAAAACTGGATAAAAGGTGTATCAAAAGGTATAAATAATAAGCTATTAAGACAAGAAGCATTAAGTAGTATGCATAGTTTTGGAGTAGAGGGACTAAATGCAATACGACAACAAGCTTGGGATGAACATTCTCCGTCAAAAGAAACGGAAAAGGCTGCAAAAAACTTGCTAAAAGGTGTTACAAAAGGAATTAATAAAGAAAAATCTAGTACTATAAATAATATGCTTAAATTTGGTCAAGAACTTATGAATAAGTTTAATGGAACAATGAGTTTAAACTTTAACTCCTTGCAGAATATTCCTAAATTGCAAAATAGTATATCACAAACAATAAGCACACAATTACAACCTAAAATTTTACAACCTAATATAGTTATAAATACACAACATTTAGATAATAACGAAATGAATAGAATAATAGATACAGTAAATAGAAGATTTGGTATGCAAATATAATAAATTAATTCATTGACAAATTTCGACAACATCTTGTGACAAAATATGTTATAGTTAAAATATATTTTGTAAAGGAGATGTTTGTTATGGAATGTAAAGAGTGTTGTAGAGAAATATCTAAAGAAACCTATAAGGATAATGAGGGCTTATGCTATAAATGCTATAAAGAAAAGCAAAAGGCTGAATATGAAGATAGTAAAGAAGAAACTTGCCCTGCAGTAACTATTGTAAGAGTAATTGCTATTATAGAAATTATTGCTTCTGTTATAATGTGTTTTATGGGAGAATTTGCTTATATACAAAACATAATTTTAGGTGTATTATTATATGCATTTGGTGAAGTTATAAGACTATTGTTTGATATAAAAATATTATTAAAGGAAAAAAAATAAAAATTCAAAAAAATAAAAATATAAAGAGTTAAACATTAAAGTTTAGCTCTTTTTTTATGCTATTTTGGAGGTGAAACATGGTAAGAAAATTTTATTTAGAAAATGAAAAAGGACAAAAATATGACTTGATGGATAGAGACAATTATTGCTTTTTAAGTTCTCCATCAGGGCTGGGATATGCTTATGATACTAGTTATGAACAGGTAGGGAATAACTTTATAACTAATATAAGAAAGTTGCAACAAGGCAATATATTAGGTGAGGCAATATTTAGAAATTATGATAATTATAAAAATATGGTTGACTATATTGAGCAAGCGAAAAGTTTAAAATTTGTATATGAAATACCATTTATTAATAAAAATGCCACAAAATATTATAAAATTGTTGAAGTGTCTAGTGTTGAAAAAGGAGAAAAAAGCACAGATGGTTTCTTACATATTCCTATTAATTTTAATTGTAAAAGTCTTTGGTATGAGGAAACAGAAACAGTATATGATATGGCAAAAAACACAGGAGAAATCAGATGGGACTTTAAATGGGATAGTAGATTTAAGAGTTATGACAATAGAAGTTTCACTTTTGAAAATACAGGTCATGTGGATGCTCCTATTAAGCTTGAAATTGGAGGATATGTAATTAATCCCAAATTTGAAGTGTATGTAAATAAAAATAAGATATTTGAATTAGCAATTGATGAAACATTAGAAGAATATGAAAAAATACTATATTCTACAAAAGATGATGATTTGTACATATACAAGGAAAATCAAGACGGAACATTAACAAATTATTTTGATTATCTTGATATTAATAATATAAATTTTGTTAAATTACCGCGTGGAGTATGCGAAATAAGACTTTCAGCTGATAGTGATATAACAAATGCAAAGTTAACAGTATATCTTGAGTACAAGGCGGTGTAGTATGATACAAATAGAAGTAAAAGTAAAGTTTGAAAATCAAGATTATATATTAAAATATAACGAAAACTCTGGATATTTTGAATGTAATTTACCGTCGGGGGAAATTGGCGGAGTTAAAACGGTTAATGTAGAAGCAAAAGGTATCTATGATGATACTATTTATGAAAGTAAAAAAATACAAATATTAAAAAAATTAGAAGAAAAAGTTGAGTTAAATGAACAAGTGGCTTACTTTTTTGATAGACAAACTTTTAAATTAAAAGAAATATCAAATTATGAAAATTACAATATAAATATTGATGAAGAAACAAATTCAAAAACTACTTTTGATATTATAAAAGAACTAGATATATCCAACAAGGATTTTGTTCTACTTAAAAAAAATGGTAAGACAGATTATCTAGGAATAATTGACGACATAGTAAATGAAAATGGAGAAAAGAAAAATTCTATAACATGTAAATATATTTCGAATATATTTGATAGAAAAATAATACTTAAAAATGAATCTTTGATATCTGAAAAAGGTATTGAAGATTTTATTTTATATACAATTCAGCAAAATTTTACAAATAGTAATGACACATTGCTTAATATTGATTTCTTAGATGTAGAAATACTAACACATACAAAAGTTAATAAAAGTATAGATAACGTTGAAAATAACATATACAATTTTCATACTTTTGTTACAAATTGTACTCAAAATTATAATATTATACTTGAATTTTCAATTAATAACAAAAGACTTAAATTAAAAATATATAAAGAAAGTGCAAAAACAAAGAATGTTGATGCAACACTTGCAGATATTACAAATTATACAGAATTATTTGAAAAAAATGTTACAGCAAAAGTAATTGTTTTATGCAAAGATAAAAGTGAACACAATTGGTTTTTAAAGAGCGATAGAACAGTAACTGATAATATTAATGATGAAAATCGTGCATTTGGTGATATTGAAGTAGTTTATACAGAAAAAGTTGAAGATGCTTATCAAACAGCTTTAAATGAATTTAAATCAAATACATATAAGCATATGATCACATTTGATTTGTATAAAAATTCAAAAATTATAAATGTTAATGATTTAAGAATTGGAACACCGATAAATGTTAAAACAAAAAATAATATACTTTTAAATACTTATATTTCAGCAATAAATGACACTGGTGGAAATTTTATTACATTTACAACTGGAAATATGAGAATTAATTTTATAGACAAATTAAAAAAGGAGTTGAGATAGATGTTAAAAGGACATACGTTTAGTGAGCAAGTATTTGCAAATACAGTGTTTAGGCTATTTATGAATGTGTTTTTGGATGGAAATAATGGCATAATCCAAGGCTGTGAAATGAATAACAGTGCAAATAATATTACGATTGGATCTGGATATTTTTGCGTGCAGGGAGGTTTTTTAGAAGTTGTAGGTGAAGAACAAGTAGAAGTGACTTCAAATGATGCATTTTGTAAACTTGTTTGTGAAATTGATTTAAGTAAAACAAATACTGAAACAGATTTTTTGCAAGCATCTTTTAAAGTTATAAAGAGTACAACTGCATATCCAAGTGTGACACAAGAAAATTTATTTAACAAAGGAAATATATATCAATTTGAGTTTGCACAATTTAAAACTTCAGCAAATGGTATTAGTGAATTTAAAGATACAAGAAAAATGCTAGAGTTTAAAAGTATTTACAAAGATATAAAAGTAGATGTAAAAGAATTAATAGAAGAATTAAAAACTGAAATAGCAAATGTAAAAGATGGAAGTGCATATATGTTGACAAGCAAAATAAAAACTGGAAGTGAATATCCAGTCGAGCTTGAGGAAGGTCAAATTTATTTACAATATTTTGAAGAAGAGTAGAGGTGAAAAATAATGGCTAGTTGGAGCGCAACAGGAAGTATAAATGGAAATTATAGACTTGAGTTAAATGTGTGGGAAAATTGGACTAGTATGGATAATTATAGTAGTGTACATTGGGAAGTTATATTAAGAGCGACAGGAAATTATAGTTTTAGTACAATTGGAAGTACAATAGTTGTAAATGTCGATGGGCAAGTTTATAATGCTTACTCTCAAAAATCACTTAGTGCAGGCGGTGCAATTACAATTGCGAGCGGGGATAAAAACGTATGGCACAATGCAGATGGAACAAAAGCAATATATTGTAGTGCAAGCTATTCTCAAAGTTCTAGTGCTTCATATACACCTGGCAATATGAGCTGTGGTGGCGACATGTGGCTTTCAAATATTCCTAGATATGCAAATTTTACTCAGCATTATGTTTCAGCGAGAAGTATTAATACAGTTTCAATTCATTGGGAATCAGATTCTAGTATTAATGCTTGGCAACATAGTATAAACGGCGGTGGATGGCAAGATTGTAATGGTGGCAATACATATGTTATTAGTAATTTAAGCCCAAATACTACTTACTATATAAGAACAAGAATAAGAAGATCAGATAGCGGTCTTTGGACTGAAAGTGGTAATATATCTGCAACAACATATGATATTGCAAAATTAAGTTCAACTGATAATATTTTGATATTAAGCAATAAATTGAATTATACGTATACTAATGCAGCAGGAGCAAAAGTTGAATTAGGAATCTTTAAAACAGATGGAAAAACTGCTATTATAAATTATAAAGAATACAAAAATTCGACTGGAACAATATCATTTACAGAAAGTGAAATTGATAAAATATACAAAATGATGAAAAATAATGATGATTTTACTGTTAGATTATATATTAAAAGCACACAAAATGGTTTAAGCTACTTAAATTATAAAGATGTAAAAATAAAAATAAATCGGTGCTTTAAAACGTGCATTAGTACAAGTTGGAGATAAGAAACTAAAAGCAGATATTTTTGTATGTTTAAATGGGAAAATATTAAGAGCACTTCCAATTATTAAAAAAAATGGGAAAATTATGAGGTGTTAATATGAGAATTTCAGAAATAATTACAGAGCCGAGCAAAATTTATACAGATAGTATATTTAAACTGAAAATAAAGCTAGATAACGTTGTAAAAGGTTATACATTAAAAGTTACATATGCAAATGACGAAACAGAAACATTTGTAATTTCAAGAAAAAATGTTGAAGATGAAAACGCTGATTTATTAAAAGATGTAATAAATAAAATTGAAAAGGAATCTAAAATTGATATATATAATTATTATGATAACTTAAAAAGCATAAAGGATTTATTTAGTTCAAACGATAATTTTACAGATATAAATCTAAAAAATTGCATAACAAATAATGTCACAGATATGTCTGCAGCTTTCGCAGATTGTTCTAATTTAACAAATGTACAATTTCAAAATACAAGTAATGTAACAAATTTTAATAGTATATTCGTAAATTGCAAGAAATTGAAGAATATTCAAAACTTAAATACACAAAAAGCAACAAACTTAAGCGGAGCGTTTGCTTCATGTGAATTACTTGAAAAATTAAATATTGACTGTTCAAACGTGATAACTATGTATGCGACGTTTTGGGGTTGTAAAAATTTGATAGAATTAAATTTAAATAATACAAGTAATGTAACAAATTTTTTTATGTCTTTTCAAAGTTGCAAAAAATTAAAGCAAATAAATGGAATAGACTTTTCAAATGCAACAGGAAATTGTAATTTCACAGCATGCTATAATTTAGAAAAAATTCAGCTAACTGGAAAAATTTCATTTAACAGTTTAGTGTTAAATGATTCAACAAAGCTTACACATGAAACTTTATTAAGTATTTTATATGCATTAGAAAATACTGAAAATCCAAAACAATTGGCTTTAGGCAAAATCAATTTAGAGAAATTAACTGATAATGAAAAAGCTATTGCTACTGAAAAAAATTGGACCTTGTCGTAAAAAAAAGGAGATAAAAAATGATAATAGAAAATAAACAAATAAAGCTAAGAATATTAAAAGCAGCGGCTGGAAAAATCATAGTGAGTAAAGAAAAAGTAGAAGATGAAAATGGAAAACTTGATTATGCTGTAAAATCAAAAATCATTTATTTAGGAAAAAATGATATAGAAGATAATTATATAGAAATAGATGCGGAGTGATTTGATATGATAAACAAAGATATTAATATAAAAGTGCTATCAAACAGCATGATAATATTAGATAAAACAATACTTGGAATAAATGGAGAAAATTTGCAAGGAAAAATAATATTTAATTTTGAAGAATTTATAGACGGTGTAGCTTGGCTTGAAATTGAAAAAGAAACTGGAGAAAAAGGCTACATTCAAATGACAAAAGAAAATGAAACATATACTTTAGAAATAAAATCAAGTTTGTTAAATCAAGCAGGATATATATATATGCAATTAAGAATTACACAAGATGAAAACGTAAATGGAATAGCAGTTTTCAAGTCAAAAAAATTCTATGTAGAAGTACTTAATGCAATTAATGCTACAGCTACAATAGAAGATGATTATCCAAGCATTATTGATATTGTAAATACTAAACAAGATAAGCTTACAGCAGGTGAAAATATAACAATAAAAGATAATGTCATAAGTGCAAATATAGAAGGAACAGTTAATAAAACATATGTTGATGACCAAGATACAAAAACTCTTGAAAATGCAAAACAATATGCTGATAATCAAGTACCAGCTACAGTTGAAACATATGTAAATGAACATAAAGAAGAATTAAGGGGAGAAAAAGGAGATACTGGACCTCAGGGAGAGCAAGGGCCTAAGGGAGATACTGGTGACACTGGACCACAAGGTCCACAAGGCATTAAAGGAGCTACTGGGGAAACAGGACCTCAAGGACCACAGGGAGTTCAAGGAGAACAAGGACCTAAGGGAGATAAAGGAGCTACTGGGGAAACAGGACCTCAAGGAGAACAAGGAATACAAGGCACAAAAGGAGATAAAGGCGATACTGGAGATAAAGGTGATGATGGATTTTCTCCAATCGCAAATGTCACACAAACTCAAAGTGGAGCAACTATAACAATTACAGATAAAAACGGTACTACAACAACTGAAATAAAAAATGGAAAAGACGGAGCTAATGGCAAAGATGGTACTAATGGAACTAATGGAAAAGACGGAACTAATGGTAAAAATTATTCTGTAGAAATAGTAGAAAGTACATCAAATACGCAAGAAATACAGTCAAATAAATTCTATAAGTTTGGTGAAGTATCAAGCTTAAATATTACACTTGCAGCAATAACAGATACATCAGTTTTAAATGAGTATATGTTTGAGTTTACAAGTGGTAGTACAGCTACAACTTTAACTTTACCAAACACAATTAAATGGCTAGAAACACCGACGATAGAGTCAAACAAAATATATCAATGCAGTATAGTAGACAATGTTGGTGTGCTTTTGGGGGTGTCAAATGTCTAATTTCAGAAGAAGACTAATGATGTCTGTAAAAAAGCAAAATGAATATACAGAACTAGAATATCTTGAGAGTACAGGCACGCAATACATTGATACTGATTTTAAACCAAACAACAATACGAGAATAATAGTAAGAGCAAAAATGAAAACTTTTGCAACAGCATTTTTCTTTGGAACAAGAACTTCAAATACAATTAAAACATTTACTGCATTATTTGAAAGACAAGCGGTGTCGAATGGAACTTATTTAATAGATTACTCTAACGCAATAAATAGACTAGTTTCAGCTTCAAGTTATGATGATGATATTCATTATTTTGAAATCGATAAAGGAAAATTATTTTTTGATAATGTTGAATATCAAGCAAAATCTACAGTAGAATTTCAATGCGATTATAATTTAGTGCTGTTTGGAGTAAATACATCAAATACAATTACAAAATCAGTTGCTTATATATATGATTGTAAAATATATGATAATGATGTGTTAATTAGAGATATGATACCTGTTTTGGACAAGAACGGTACAGCTTGCATGTATGATAAAGTAAACTCAAAATTTTATTACAATAGTGGAACAGGAGATTTCTTATATGGAGAAAAGGAGAGTTAATATGTTAGTAAAATATATAAATGAGTACAATGTAAAATATGCAAACTATGATAGAATATTAGAATATGATAATAAGCAAGTAATAAATCCACGTGATGAAGATTTTTTGAAAGCAAAGTATAAAGAACTAATTGAAACTGAAGAACCTTCTTACAATTTAGATACAGAGTATTTACAAACTTACTATTTAGAAGAAAATGATAAGATAATACAAAAATGGGAAGTTAAAAAAATAGAAGAGAGCGAGGTGTAAACAAAATGGATAACAATTCAATTTTACTCCTGCTTGGTTTTATTGTAACTTTAATTTCAGTAATGACACCAATTATTAAACTAAATAGTTCTATTACAAAATTAAACGCAACAATAGATACTCTAGACAGAAATATGGCGAAAAGTCAAGCAGATATAAAAGAGCATGATGAAAAAATAAATGATCATGAAACAAGAATAACAGTTTTAGAAAAAGAAAAGAGGTGATAGTATGAAAAAACTACTAGATGTTAAGAGTATTGTAACATTAGCATTAACACTTGTATTTTGTGTACTAGCGTGTAGAAAAATAATAAACGCAGAACAATTTCTAACAATATTTACAACAATAATTGCATTTTATTTTGGAACACAATATCAAAAAAATGTAGAAACTAAAAATCAAGAAAATAACGAAAAATAGCAAGGTGTAATTACTATACCTTGATTTTAAAAATGGTTTATTTTGGCGTATAAGAGGTTGGTTATGTTAAGTAAAAAGGAGTGATTTTACATGGAAAATGAAATCGTAGAATATAACGAATTTACTGAAGATAATGGTAAAGGAGTTGAAGAATAATGAGTATAAATATTCAAGAATCTTATTTAAATATTAATCAATATTCAAGACCAGGAATTAAAAGACAAAACACTAAGAATATTGTCTTACACTGGGTTGGTAATGCTGGCTCAAGTGCTATGGCAAACAGAAATTATTTTAATAGAATAAATGGTGCTTATGCAAGTTCACAATATATAATTGGACTTGATGGAGAAATAATATCTTGTATGCCCGAGGATGAAGTTGCATGGCATGCTGGTAATTATAATATGAATTTAAATTCTATTGGTATAGAAAATTGTCATCCAGATTGGGGCGGAAAATTTAATAGTGCTACATATAGTTCACTTGTTAGTCTATTAGCACATCTATGTAAAAAATATAATTTAAATCAAAATGCAATAATAAGACATTACGATGTAACTGGTAAAGTTTGTCCTAAATATTATGTTGAATATCAAGATGCTTTTGAACAATTAAAAACAGACGTGGCTGCTAAATTAGGCACTACTTATGTACCACAACCAATTCCACAACCTACTATAACAAATAACAATTATGATGTATATAAAGTTTGTTATAATGGTACTAATATAAGAAAAGGTGCAAGTTTATCTAGTGCAGTAGCATATCAAAAGAACAGTGGAGAAGAAATACAAGTTGTAGGCTCTGAAAATGGGTTCTATAGACTCTCTGATGGAAACTATATAAGAATTGGATATGCTTATAAAGTTAGCACAGGAGTACAAAATGGCTCAAATTATAGAATACTTTATAATGGCACTAATATAAGAAGTGGAGCAAGTTTAAGTTCAAGTGTAGCTTATCAAAAGAATAGTGGAGATATAGTAACAGTAGTTGGAACTAGTGGAGATTTTTATAAATTAAGTGATGGAAATTACTTAAGAATAGGATATGCACAAGCTACAGGAAATAATAACAATACTACTACCGTTAGTGGAACAAAATATAAAGTTAATTCAGAATATCCTAATATAAGAAGTGAAGCTAGCTTAAATTCTAGTGTAGTAAGGCTTGCAAAAAAAGGCGAAATAATTAATGTTATAGCAATGGAAAATGGTTTTTTAAAACTAAGTGATGGCACTTATTTAAAAGAAGGCTTTGCTGATAGAATATAATTTTGTCTACTTTTGTCGAAAGTATATACAAGTCTACATAAATATAATACAATTATATTAGGAAGTGATAAAATGAAGAAATATAATGTACTACTATCACTTAATAAGAAGAAAAATAAATTAAATGAACTTGTATTAAAAAAGAAATTAAGTAGTAAAGTGATAATACATTTA